CTTGCTGACCTGCCTCAATTACACTATCAAGAAAAGCTGAGATTTGATTACGGCACTGATCAACAGTATAAACTGGTACATACTTTGTCTTACTAGCATCAAGACCAACACCCTTTGTAGAGCTTTCATCAATAGCAAACTCTGTATCAAAAATTACAGGAATGACACCTTGTTTCTGAGCATTAGCGAGAATCTTATTAACAATAAATGTCTTACCGGTCATTGACTCACCAGAAAAACCAACAATACGGCCCTTAGGGATACCGCCCTTACGGCAACTACCACCAAGAATAGCGTTAAGAGCATAACAACCGGTATCATACCAGGTATCGACGTTTGACAATGCATTTTCATCAAGCATCGTCGCTTCACTATTCATTGCATCAAGTTTCTTAAAAATAGAATCAATCTCTTTACTCATATTCAACTATTATAGGTATTATATTCGGTTAATCAACAAAAAAATACCCGGTCCTAGGACCGGGTATTCTGGTTAATTTGATGCAGATTACGGATGTTTACATCAAAAATTTTATTTTACTCGTCAAAAAGCTTGACGACGCCTGCATTAGCAGGGGTAACGAGAGGAGCATCGACAAACAACTTACTGTACTGATCAGTAAGACGAACGTCGTTCTCTACGTTAAGACCATGGACGGTATTAGCATAGCTATACTTCCACTGTGTACCCTCTTCCTTGTTCTTGTCAGAGACAAACTCACGGAAATAAAGGGGGATGGTCTGTACGTTGAGCTGACCCTGAGGGGTAGGCTGAACGTGAATGATTGCTGGATTCTTGACCACAAATGTCGTGTCGTCTGAGGAGACGAGCTCGCCAATGGTCGTGCGACCGATGTGATCAATGAATGTGATAAGATTTAGTGTATCGCTCATAGATGTATATATTAAATACGCGGTATAAAAAAATCAACTATTCAAGTCCTAAAAGATCAAATAAATCTGTCTGTGCAGACATAGCAGGATCTTTTAACTTCCAGTTAACAGCATTATAAAAACGCTCAATTACCTGAAAGATAATTTTCTTAAAGATAAATTCATAATCAGGCTCAAAGATATCAGCAAACTCCTTAGGGTAATAGTATTTGTATCCAATTACAGAAATACCATATTTGTTTGGCTTACGAAGATAAAAATACTTAATTTTATCTCCAGAGGAAATTGCTTCATACTTTCGTTCAATATTAAACTTACTAAGTAAAAGATTGTGATAGTATGCTGCTTTAACATGAATAGGCATTCTCTTTACAGTTTTAAAGTCCTTACTATTTGAAGCATATTTCTCGTACCCCTTAACGCCCATTACAGAAGCAATATCTTCAACGGGTAACGTTTTAAACGTTTCATAAGTTTCTGTAAAAACTTTATTAGCATCAGTAAGAGATTTCGTAGTAAGCATGGTTTCGATAATACGCTTTACGTAAGGTTTAATCTGCTTGGGCATTGTTGTTCTTACAACTTCAACACCTGTATATTTAAATTTGTTACATGGAATACCTTCTACGTCAAGAAGATGAAGGACATAACGTTTCTTTTGTAAGAAGATACCGCTATCGGCAATTGCTTCACGCTTGAACACTAATCGACAGTCAGTTGAATTTAAATCAGCTTTACCCCATTTTACAATTTCAGTATTGAGATGATCTTCAATATCCTGAACCGCCTTATAGTACTCTGTTGTTACATTGCCGTCCTTATCGTATGTTTCAATACCTTTAGCTTTAATAAGATGCTTGATAGAAATATAACTACTATCAGTATCATTGTAAATAATTGGTGAATTTTCTTTTAGATATTCTTCTGTTAATCCGGTGTTATCTTTAATATAATTTGTTAAAATTTGATTAGATTGTTTAATTACAGCCTGACCAGTAAGAGTAATAGATTCAGCAAGCTCATCATCACCAAGGGGACTATGCTTATTGCCAAAGTAACCATAGATAGTATTAATAAGAATCTTAATAGTATGCTGACGTATGTTAAGATTATCAATTTCATTTTGAACTTTCTTATAATTAGGATCTGTTTCTTTTATATTAATTGCAGCTTTTTTAGCTTTAGTTAATAGCTTTTTAATCTCTACACGCTTTTTATAATAATAATCAACAGTAATTGGAATAACCCCTTTCTCTTTTTGTGAGAATAATACATTAGCTTTTGAAATAGCAAGTTGTTCAATTTCAATAAAAGTAGCAAATTTTTTATGAGATAGATTGTATTCCTTTCCATTTACATGTTTAAATACAACTCCGGTTTCAGTCTTTTCAGTAATCTTGCCTACCTTTGTTTCAGGTGATAGGTTGAGAGTAATCATCATGTTAGGATATAGACTGTTTGCATCAAACGAAACAATATGTTCTTGAAAGTCTCTCTGTGGTTCACCTACGTACGCACCTGCATTCTTCTGACCGCCTTCTTTAATCTCTTTAACAAATGTAGGAATTCGTTGATCCTTAGTGCGTGCACGAATAGAGCAAAGACCTGTAATTACTGAAAGTGATCCTAACGCTCCCTCGAATGTTGTAAGACCGGCATATGCAATCATTCTTAATAGTTGAATGTATTGTAGTTTCTTTTCTAAGTTAATAAGAAGAGTAACGTCCTGAATATTATACTCAACAAATAACTCCCAGTTTTCTTCTGATAAGCTTGCAAGATCCGTATCACCATAATCAATCTTGCGCTGATCTAATTCAATTTCACCAATTGCATCGAGTTTATATGACTCACGCAGTACAGGACAAAAGCGCTGATAAATCTGTAAATAGTCAACACAAGATATACCTTCAATATGCCAACGTGTTTGTTCCCTACCAAACTTACCCATAAATGTACGTGCACGCATTGATCCAATAGGTGAGAGTCTACGAACCTCATCTTCACCTACGATCTTTGTCATACGATTAATAATGTAAGGTATATCAAAAAACTCTGAGTTCCATCCCGATAAAATATCAGGATAATCTTTAGAAAAGAAATCTAAAAATTTTATATACAACTCACGCTCAGTCTTACAATAGATATATGTTGTTTTATCGTTAGCCTTGGTAAATGGTTTTGTACCCCAGACAGTGTATCTTTCAGTAATAGTATCATAGATAGTAATTACATTAATTGGATCTTGAGGATTATTAATATCTGGAAATGCATCTGGACTATATGTTTCGATATCAATAAAGTGTACCTTCAGTGGATATTGATTAAATTCATCTTTTTCATTATCCTGCCAAAATGTATCAATAAGAAATTGTTGTTGTACATTAAAATTATCAAAAACACGAACAATACCATTATCTTTAATATACCGAGAGCGTTCGGATTGATTTTTAAATCTCTTCTTCTTTAACTTAGTATTAAAGATACTCATTGCATCCGGAGCATTATTTGTCTCAAGATAAATGTATGGCTCGTATGTAGAGGGTAAGGTAATACGATTACCTTGATCATCCCATGTATAAAGATTCATGGTCTGAGTACGAGGTGAGTACGCTACATTTCTAAACATGCTTTTATTATACAGGCATCTACCTGACAGGTCAACTAGCTTATGCCGTTAATTGCGTTTAACAATTTACGCTCTGGATGTCCGTATGGGTAATTAAACAATTCAACGTATTTGTTAATATTATCTTCATTTTCTAACCAGCGTTCTTCGGCTGACTTACGGGCCTTAGCACATATATTCATATAACGCCCTTTCTTAGAAAGAACATCATCAATAATAGCAATCATCTCTTCACCTGTATTAAACTTAAACGGTGCATCTTTATATGTTACCAGATTTTGACAAGCAATAGGTAAACCATAGCAGTTTGCCTCTACAAGCTTAAGATCTGATTTTGACTTATTAAAATTATTATCCTGTAAAGGTGCAACTAACATATTAACATTAAGCTTACTAACTTTCTCTGGATAGGTATAAAGCTGCTCCCATGGATGAAATTCCATCTCACCGTTCTGTACAAATGGATGCAATGGTAATGGATATGCACCTAAAAATACCCATTGATACTTGTGTCTTGAATCAACGATTGCTCTATTGACATGCTCAAAATCATCTTTTTGTCCAACGCGATTATCTACATCAAAATGGGCACCAGATCCTGCATATAGGATTCTTGGTTTATTCTTATAACGATCATAGTTATCAGATACTTTCTTTTCATTATAAAAATGACCCATCCACCACTTTGGTGGATAATTTGGTATTACTGTAATATTTTTATTAGAAGTTTTACCCATGTAATACTCCTTCATGAAATCGCAAGTTACAGTTATTTCATCACATAATTCCATAATTTCTTGAGCAGTAGCTCGAATTTTTGGATCTGTAAAGGCGGGTTTAAATTTATTGTACTCCGGAATATCTTCAGAAAATACAAGATCATCAATTTCGTAAATAAGACGAAACCCCATTTGTCTACTAAGATCTTTAAGAAATTTAACAAACTGCAATTGATGTTCAGTGGCTTGACGTTGAATACGTACAACCTGAGCACCTCTAAAATAATTAGGATCGAGATTCATAACTGTACTTCCATGTACAGTCATCTTCTGATGAGCGTTGAGTAAATGTTCAGGCCAAATCATTCTCCAAAAACCACAACCACTATAATCAGCATAATACTGAAGCACACGTTTTAAATTCATCTCAGGCGGTTGAGGTACTTCCTGTTGTACAGGCTGTGGTGGTAGCATACCTCCACCGAAAGGTGATGCACCAAAAGGAGAAACAAAAGGAGAAGTAGGGAATGGATTAAACATGAGCTGGTATATTTTAAGCAGTATATTCCTTAAAATCAACACGACGGGTAATGCCATTTGTCTTTTCTAAGAAAATAATATTACCTGTTGCAGCTTTAATACTTTCTTTACGATGACTAATAACCATAATGGATTCGTTAAATTTTTCAATTCGTTCCTTGAGAATATTAATAACAAGCTCTACACCTCTTTCATCAAGACTTGAATCAAAAAGCTCGTCGTAAATACTAAAATTAAAACATACATCTCCCTGTAGCCTTCTAATATCCATAAAAGCAAAAAGACAAGCTAAGTCAACACTCTTTCTTTCAGCTCCACTAAAGTTAAAATAAGAACATTCCTTACCTTTGTTATCAACAATCTTTTCTTCAAAGTATTCATTAAATTCACACTTACAGTTTGCATCCATTTTACCTAAGTAGTATGCAAGTTTTGTATTAAAGATTTGAAGAATCTTAGTTACGATATATGATTTAACACCTTCTTCAGATACAACAAATTTAGCTACATCATAATTACTAAGAACAGTTTTTAATTGCTCAAGATCATGTTGAAGTTGAGTACATTTATTTTTTTGTTCATTAATAACATCATCAAATGAAGTAGAGGTTGTCTCGAGTTCGGTTAAATCTTGCTCTAGCATCTTTTGCCATTCCTCTAATTGAACTAATCTGTCATTAAGACCTGTAATATCTTTTTCTTCTAAAGCAATATTATGAATGTCTGTTTCAATTGATCTAACTTTTTGTTTTACCTCAGACTGCTTAGTTATAATTTGACTTTCTTTTATACTTTGTTCATCAATAAATGCTTCATGATTTTGAATTAAATTATTAATTTTTTTCTTCTCATCCTCAATATGACTCTTATCATTGTCTTCTATAATACGTAGACAGGATGGACATTTATCTTTACCTGAAATAACATTCTTAATTTGTTTTTCAAGTTGAGTAATAAGAGTTTGCTTTTCACTCTTTTGATGTCTAATAGTCTGTAATGTTGTGTCTAATTTTTTTAACCCATCATTAAGTTTAATTATTTTATCTTGTAAATCAGTTGTACTTTTTTTAGTAAATGACGCTAGTTTATTACTAATAGTTTGAATTTCATTAGCATTATTTGTTTGACGGTTTTTATATTTTTCAACTTTTTCATCGCGCTTTCGTATAGCATCTTCTTGTTGAGTTTCTAATACATTTAACGCTCTGGTAGCCTCATCATATCGCGTTGATTCAATATCGAAATCTTTTTTCTTCTCAAGTATATCACTTTTAAGAAGAGATAACATTTCACTAAACACACCGAGATTAAAAATATCTTCAATAAATCGTCTTTTTTCTTGCTTCTTTTTTGCCATAAACGGAGTTGTATTGTTTATGGTCATAATTACACAGTTCTGAAATATTTCAGGTGTGCAGTTAAATTTATGCATTATAAATGCATTTGTATTGGATATACTGTCTCTAGTCTTATCCTCTCCGTTAATAGTAATAAAACATTTAGAAGGTTCTAACGTTCGTCGTATAACGATCTCTTCTGTTTTGTCGAAGTATTTAATGGTGGCTCCCAAAACCACCTCGCAATTCTTCTTATTAATATTATTAATAATATGTTCTTTCTTGAGTTCACGTAATGTTTCACCAAAAACTGCAAAGTAAATAGCATCAGCAACTGTTGATTTACCAACACCGTTACGTCTATCTTCCTTATCTTTATTTATTCCAGTTATGATATGTAATCCCCGTTGAAAGTCAACTTCAACTGGTACATTACCTACAGAAAGAAAGTTCTGTATTTTAACATTATTAAAATTTATATACTTCATACGTTACAAGCTCGCTTATATAGATCGAGACAGTACGTTATTATCTGATTTTTATTTTCAATATCAAGCACGTTTACAAATTCTTCTATTGTTTTTTGCATATCTACACCTGCAGCTTCATAGTTATGATCGTCAACGGTAATAGAGTTATTAAAGAGAGAGTAGTCAACAGAAAATGAAAATGGTTTAAATTCATTCATTTTTTTAATTAATGCCTCAATTCCATCTTCTTTTGCTTTTTTATCAATAACAAGTTTAATGATACTATTATTAACAAGTTTTTTTACATCCTCACCACTCAGACTTTTATGTGATGTAAGCTCAGTAAGAGTAATTTTTTTATGCTTTGGTGATAATTTATTTTCGTAAAAAGTATATGTACTGGATGGTATATCTAAGATATAATATCCTTTTGTACTACCTGCGTCACCAAAATCCATTTCAAAAGGATTACCGACATAAACAATAGTACCATCATTATATTTTCTTTCATCACGTAGATGAAAGTGACCTGTCATAACTAGATCTGCTTTTTCTAAAAGGTTAGCAGACTTAGCTCCGTGGTCACATGACTTAAAACTATTCATTTTAAAACTTTCTATTTCTAAGTGACCAAACATAATATCTACCTCATTAACACTATCAATATTAGCACCCCATGGTAAAAATAATACTTTTTTACCAAACAGAGTAGTTTCAGTAGCGGCATCAATAACGGTAATATTTTTTCTTCCATTAAGAATTGATAATGAATTTACATCTGATCTATCTTTATAAAAAGCATCATGATTACCAACAATAAAAACCATATTAAAGTTTTTTAATTTTTGTAAGATCTGTGCAGCAATATGTAACGTAGAAACAGATATATCACTACGGTAATGAAAAAAATCTCCTAAAAAGAAAATATCCGTAATGCCTCTTTTAGTTAAATCCTCTACAAACCAATCACACCAGGCAAGTGCAGTTTCATGCCATACAATTGAATCTTGATGTACACCAAGATGAAGGTCTGAAAAAATTGCTACTTTTGATTGTTTAATGTTTATCTCACTCGTCATCACTTTCGTCATCTCCTGTTGGTTCAACATAGATGCTACCTGCACATGCATCACTTGCTTCAATCATTAATTCTGTATAAACTTTTTCTCTATACTCGTTAATAGCTTCGTGATGCTTCTTTTCTTTTTTAATTCTATTAATAAATGCATGGAAGGCGATAGTTGTAAAATAAGAGAATGGACTAAATCCTGAATCAATCTTAAATTTTTTATTCTTTAAAGCAGAAAACATTTTAACTATTGCATCACCTACCATGTCTTCTTTATAACTATAATTTAAAAAATTAGGTGCATAAGAAAGGCCGTTAGCAATTTTATTTAAACTTTCACCGAGCTTAATTGTAATATTACCTGTATTATAATAGTTACGAATTTCATCTTCAAATTCTTTACTGTTTACATAATGAACTTTATCTTTTGGTTTAATCTTTTTAGGTGCAGCTTCAGGTACAATTTCTTCTATTAATTTAACCGGATCAATTTTAAGTAAACTATCAATTCCAGCATCACCAAAAATTTCTTCTTGTGGTACATCGGATACAACTTCACTAAGCAAAGATATTATCTTAGGCTTTGCCTTAGTTTTCTTGTATGGTTTTTTCGGTGTAGATAATGGTTTCTTTTTCATATAAAGCTTTTCTTTTTTCAGAGTGTAATAGACTATAATGTAAGTTATCAGCTATATCAAATATTATAAGCTGGTCCTTATCCTTATGCAACCTAAGACCTCGACCAATTGACTGGACTATTTTAATCTTAGCTTTACCTCCGCATGCAAAAATTATATAATGCAAATTTTTAATATTAATTCCTGTAGAAAAAATTTTAGAAATAGCTACAACAATGACATCATTGTTTGTTTCCATAAGCTTACGAATACGATCACGTTCCTCAATTTCTACTTCTCCTCGTACAAAAAAGACTTGTTTATTAGGTGCTTCTTGTTTAATGTGATTATACAACAGCTCACCGTGTTCAATATAATCAACCATAACAAGAGCATTATTAGGAAGTTTAGTGCTTAACTTAGTTATTATTTTATTTCTAAAATTACTTACAATAAGTCGTTGAAGTTCTTTACGGTAAGTAATTTTTTTATTATCTTTGTGTAATAAATTAAGAATTGTTATCTGTACATTACTAACATAGCTATCCTGTCTTAAATCATGACTATTCTTTTCATATATAACAGGGCCTATCTTACCAATAATATTCCATTGATCAAGTACATCCTCAGGCATTGTACCAGTAAATCCAAAACGGTAAGGTGTTGTAACAATTTTAAAAATATCATTAACTTTATTGCCTTTTCTTACTTTATGTACTTCATCCACAATTAGCACATCAATGTCAGCAAGCCAAGATATATCACTATTTTTACTTTGTAAAATACCAAGATTAGCTACAATTACTTCCGAGTTTAAATTTATATCATCGTCACCTGTCCACTTTGAAACACTAAATGGAACACCATAATCTTTAAAATCTTGTGTAGTCTGCTCCACTAGTCCTCTATCTGGAACAACAAAGAGAGCCCTAAAGCTCCCTTTGTTAAACTGTGATTTATACAGGTTATATGCTTTAGTTAAAAGTGTTGCCGAGGTAAGAGTTTTACCACCGGCTGTAGCTAAAATAATAGTACCTCTACCTAGGCCTAGACACTTTTTAACAATATCCTCCTGATAATCTCTTAGAGGTAAATTTAATTTTGGTAACTCGTAATCAAAGTCTAATTGCTGTTGCCAGGTATGACGAGCAGGGTAAACAATATCTTGAAGTTCCTTACTACTAGTTACTTCTCCAACGTATTGACAGCTACGAATGTAGTCTTTTATAGCAAAATATAGACATGGCTCAAAACGACCAGTAGGAGTAATTGCATATGTTCTAGGTGGCATGAACCTACCATACCTACGCATAAACACAGCTGCTTCATTTTTAACAGAAAAGTGCTCACGTATGTCAGAAAGCATGTCTCCTGACAAAATACCAACTTTCTTCTTACTGTCATACGTAAACTCAATCATCTTAGGTCATTTCGAGTTTCATAATCTCGATAAGGTTTTTAATATCGAAGGTAGTACTACTAAGAGTTTTTTCAGATTTTTCAAGTAACTCAATAATTAACTCTGT